ATTATTTACGCCTAACTGTTTTTGTTGCTTGTGCTCTCTCTTGCAAGATTGCTTTGATCGCCATATAAATTGCCGGATCAACCTCTAAAAGATCTTTAGGACTGATACCTGTTGCCACCGACACAGAGGCGATCTCCCAAATTTGCCCATGTCGGTCTAGCCATTTTTTGCTTCATATAATAAATCAACATCTATGTATTGATTTATGTAATCATCACCATAAGCTAGATCTGTCTTGCCTGCATCTTTTTCCAAACGCCAAGCGAGCCACCACAAATCACTTTCCATTTGTAGTTCTGCTAATCTCTTACGCCATCCGGTTTTAAATTCAGCCTCAAAGGCTACCTTTACAGATGGCGTGAGATCATAAGTAAGACTCTTGCCGTCTTTCTTTGTTATTTCAATCTTGTGCATGTCCCACCTTTTCTTTTAGCTTGTAGCTTTTGTCAAAGCTGTAACTGGAAAAGTCACACTTGCCGTAGCTGCACCATCTGTTGATCCTGAAATGGGTGTCCATTGAGTGATCAAACATGACATGCTGTAACTAGGATTTGTAGCTGTAACAGTACCGGTGACTGGTATCAATTTGATTGCCAGTTTTGTACCGATTGCATCTTCAAAAAGACTGTTCACTGAGGCTGCCGCAAAATCATTAAACAGTTCAAGAGACACATTTGAAACCTCTACACCGCCAATTAAATTTTGTACAGTGTCATTCATTGCTGTGATCGTAACCGCTTCAACCTCTCGGTTTAAGCTTACAGTGCTGACAAATGAAGATATGGTTGAGGTACCTACAATGACAGCTACTTTATTACCCATAAATATGGCCATATTTTTCCTTTCGCTAACCTATCAACTCTACTGCGTACTGATAACTTAGGTAGTCAATACTAGCGGATGTTATTGTGCCTGGAGATGCAGACACAACTCTTAAAGTTTGCACTGCACCGCTTAGTGTTTTATCAGCCTCAACAGCGGCTTTAATTGAGGTTGAACCAGATGAGCTGAGTAGCCCATCTAATCTTGATTGTCCATCTTTTTCACTCATTCTACCAACCATGACAATAATGTTACAGGTAGCAAAATCAAAACCTCTGTTTAATGTGTAGTCATAGTTCATAGATAATTGACCAATAACTGCAAAAGCATTATTTGTAGGCACATTTGTGGAGTCTGGCACATAATCCAAAACCCTTAAGCCGGTAATGGCTGTAAGAGCTGTCTTTAAATTTGTTCTAACTGTACTCGGTACCATTTAGGCTATTGCAATCTTTTGATAAGCTCTATCCATTTGAGATACATCTCTGCCTACTGGAGACATGCGTATTACACCAAGGTCACCAAGACCTAAGACACCGCCCGGAGCATCTTTGCGCTTGTATAGATCAGCTGTAAGAATTAAACAAGCTACATTGACATCACTAGGTACAGATGGCCAGCCAAACTTAGCTGTGACTTGTACGCCGGGGCGTAAGCCATTTTGTGTCAAGCCCGGAAATATAGGCCATGACTCTGTATTAGACACCATTGTTAATTGTGTAAAGGGTCTGCCTAAAGCTGAGGCTGTAAGCGGATCCATAATAAAATCTGTGTTCAAGGTCAATGTTTTTGTGTAAGTGCCGTTGCCGCCCTCATCAACTTTGACTATTAAGCCGGTTGTACTGCTAATGTCATCTGTATAAACAAAAATATCTGAGTACGCTCTATAAAGGCGTATTGTAGCTGCCGTATCTGCATAAAATCTGCGATTAGCAATCTTGTCAATTGAGCGTGATGATGACTCAACTAATTTTTCTAATAAAGTGTCATCTGTTGTATCTGAGATAGACAAGTAAGCCTTAATCTCATTAAGTGTTGCGTAGCCGTTTGTTATAGCCATGGTTGATATCCAAAACCTAAAGTGCTCTGGGACATTAAGCAAACTCCATTCTTAAATACCAACCATAGTTAGGATCTAAGCCCCCTGGAAGGGTAGGGGGCTTAGAAGCTTTACTTTAGAAGCTTGGTGTTGCCAAGCCGGTGCCGTTAATTTGTGCAATTGCTTTTGGATAGCGTTCAGCTGTGAATGCTGACATTCCAAATAGCACAATGTTAATTGCTACCTTGCCGTTTGGCTCTTCAAAGGTGACATAAGTAGGAGAGTTTGTCTCTTCAAACAAATGACACTCATTTAGATCTACAACAAAGATTGTGTCTTGGTTTGTAGATGTACCAATATTTGTTGCAATATTGGCATCAACAATAATTGGCAAGCCAAGTATTGAATATCCACTTGCGCCATACGCAGGTGTTCCATTGCCAGTACCCATTGCATTGATTGGGTTGTAAGCGTTTGGTACCACCAATGGGCGGTTTGATCCATCAAGGCCGGATAGTAAGAAGCCAAGGCGGCGTGGGTGCATAAGTATTGCGTTTGGATTTACATACACATTACTTTGGATCTGTTGGATCGCATCTGCAAGTTTTGGATATAGACCTGCAACTGTACCTGTAGTAGCTGTGTAAGTTACTAAGATACCGCTTGTCATTGTCTTTAATCCAAGAGGCTGACCATTTGAACCGGTGCCGTTAAGGATCGCATCATCAAGCTTGGTGTTGTAGGCTCTAATTAAATCACCTAGAACAATTGACTCTATGTTGTATCCACGCAGTAATGCTTGCTTTGATACTGAGGCTTGACCAGCAATTGTATTTACATCAACTGTCAAGGTTGTATCTGCCATGTCTTGTGTTACCGCAGCTGTGTTTTGAGATGTTTGATAAGCTGTTGTATTTCCAGTGCTGATTTTTGACAAAACTACACTCATACCTTGAGCAGGTAGTGTGTGTTTGCGAGCTGCATCTGCGAATGGCCGACCAGCTCTAGCTAGTGGCGCATATAGATCAACAAGGTACTGTGGTACTACGAGACCTGCAAATGAAGATGTACTAACTGCACGCTTCTCAACAGCCATCTCTCTTTGGTGGCGTTGAATACGCTCTAGTGCATCACCATCTGTTTTAAAATGTGACTTAAGTGCATCTGTCATAAAGTCATTGCCAGAGCGTGTTGAGTATGTAAGCTCTTCGCTTACAACACTAAACCCACCGGCTCTTGACTCTTTCTTTGGCTCTACATTCGCATCAACTTTGGCTGCTAATTCAGCTGCCTTTTGATTGCGGATTTCAATATCGGACATCTGCTCAATTCTTTCATCTAACTTTTTTACTTCAAGGTTAAGTGCCTCTACATTGGCAAGTTCAACCTCTGATAGATCACGGGCTTCCTCAGCCGCACGCTCTACTGTTGATGAAATAAGAGCAGTCTTTGTTTCACGCTTCTCACGCAGAGAGGCTAGAAATGTATTAGACATTTTTCTCCTATAAATTAGTTTGGTTTGTTTGAGAAGGTGTAACACGCTGCAATGCAGGGTTAGGTGTTCTACGATTTATATTATATCTGTTTTTTTAAATTTTGTAATATCAAAACAGCTGTGTTGTATCTAGGTTTGTCATCCTCTTCATCATCTTCTCTATCTTGATTAGCTATATTTTCTGACCAAGTTTTACCGGGATCTCCACCCCATAACGCCCAGGCAATCCTGCCGTTTGATGGATAACCCTCTTCACCTGAACTAAAACCCTCAGCTTGTTTATCTACTTCATGTCTTGCAAAAAAAGATACCATGCGATTTACTGTCTCTAAAGGTAGATCTTTACCGCCGGCAATGTCCCGACCTCTAGCAATACCTACCTCAGTGCCACCTCTACCAAACTTTCTACGCCAATCAAGACCCCTTTGTGCCTCGGCCTTCATAGCCGCCGTTGGTGTATAGCTTTCGGCTCTAGCTTCATTCTGAACTGCCCATCTGTTGCAATAATAATCATCTTTGACATTAGCATCCCACAAGTCACAATAGCCTGCCTCATAAAAATAACAGTTTGCGCAATTGCGACCCTCTGGCACATCTTCGCTTGTTGCCGGTCTATAGTTTTGAGGTAACTCTCTTGTGCCAAACTCTGCAATGTTTATAGCTGTTAATTGATCATTGGCTTGAGCTTCGGTTTTGTGGCAGCCTAGTAACTCATTGCCTTCATCTTTTACTACTGCATAACCTTCGCAGTCCGGGTGATTATTTACTACGCTGTATGGCATCTAAAATCTTTCTAGCTTCATCTAGTCTAGGTGTTATTTGAGATGCACCTTGTCGCACTCCGGCAACAGCGGCCATATCTCCATAAGCTCCAAAGGTCACAAGAGATACCTCTGCTAAATGCGCCTTTATACGCTCCATAACACCATCTGGTCTTTTGCGGTTTTTAATAGGCATAAACCCAATAGATAATTGATCTAATGCGCCATCTCTTACAAGTTCTAAAGCTTCATCACCTTCTCTTGTTTTTGAAATTCTAAACTCTGCATATAAACCATCATCTGTTTCTTTTAACAAGGTGGCTCTACCTAGCACATTGTTTTCACCATGACCACGCAAAAGTTTTACTCTGTGAGGTGCTCGGATAACATCTGCAAAAACACCTTTTCTAAATATCTCAGTTATGGTGCCATTGATGCGCTGCTCTTTATTGTATGGAACTGCTATGCCATAAATAGTGCGCCCATCACCATCTGCAAGGCGTAGTTGTAACTCTACTGAGTATTGTCTATTTTCTATATCATTGTTCATCTATTACCTCTTGTACTTGTGAGCTTGCATCTGTCTCATCATCAAATTCGCCCTCTTCATAATCCATAGACTCAAGGTTTTCTCTGTCACGCACTTCATCAACAGTTAAAAATCCACTTGACAGTGCGGTTGCGTATGCCGCATAGCGACTAGCTGTGTCTGTCTTAAGCATTGAGTCATATTTAAATTTAGCTGTTTGTCCACGCACTAATAGATCTGAGAAGGCGGCCTCAATTCTTTCAGCTATGGGCTGTATTGAAAACTTAATAAGCTGTAAGTTTTCTTGTTCAACATTGCTATAAGTGCGGCTGCTATTTGGTGCGCCTAGATAATAAGCCGGTAGGCCAAGGATGTTTGCGGCCTCTGTAAGTCCGGCTGTTTGTGCCTCTACCAATTGGCTTTCAGCTGCGTTACTACTTAGCACCTCAAAATCTGTAGATGCGTTCATTACTACAGGTGATCTATTGCGTGATGAGTACATTGACATCCATGCAGACTTTAAAGCATCTGCCTCTTCACTTGTTAAATCTGGGTTGGCTGATTTAATAACAGCTGTGGGATTTACGCCACCATCAAAGTATCTAGCTGCATATTCATTTATAGCAATCTCTTTACCTAATGATTGTTTTGCAACAGCTAAGATGCCTCTGCCAACAAGATCACCCGGCATTGTAAAATTTTTGATATGAAATATCTCTGATCGATCATAAACCTTTTCATCAATGCGATAAACAATTTTACCTTTGTCTCTTGACACTTGTACCCGATCAGGAGCGACTGGATAAAGGCTGTCTGGATAACCATTAGCACCTGGCTCACCTAGCACTGCAA